GCTTATCATATTTCCATGGATATATAGGGTCTTTTGTAGTTTCTGAAAAATATATTACAACAAATGAACTATATGATGTTGCAAATTTACAACCACAAGCACCACCAAAACCGACTGTGGCAGAGACGATAGGACAAGCGAGAGATGTATTCCAATATGATATATCTTTTATAAATCAAATTGGTGAGCAAATTCAGCAAATTGAAGGTATTATTAAACAAGGAAAAGATGATACAAATAAATTGCAATCTCTTAGAGATATTGATGAACTTCATAAAATACATGAAAAAGTCAGAAAACAGATTGCTTCTAGAAAGGATTTTACAAATTATCAGTATGAACAGGATAATAGAGTCCAGGAGCATAGTATTAAATATTTGAAACTAGAATTAGAAAAACTCCAGGGTAAAATTGCTAAAATTAATAGTGATGTAGATTTAAATCGCGAAATTAGGAGTATTAGCAATCCACATTTCGGTAGAGGTTTTAATGTCGGTCGTGTATATGAAACAAAACAAAATATGAAATACCCTATTGACCCTAGCAAGGATGACAAAATCATCCCAAATTTAACAGAAGATCAGTGTTTTTCTAGGTGTAAAAACTTACGCAGATGCATTGGTGCGAATTTTATGTTAGAAAATGATAAGACGAATAGCAAATGCACTTTAGACATGACTGATAAAGAATCTGGAAGTGAGCTAGTACCGGCAAATGAATCTGGCTATTCTGCATTACGCAAAGATAGTTCATTTAATATTTTTGTAAATGACGGGTGTCTATATAATAAAAATATGGTCGGGTTGGATGGACTTCCAACTTCTAAATACGGCGTTGAAGCTTGCAGGCTAGATAATAAAGACCAGCAATTTAATCTTGATTTACAGGATAGAGGGTCTCAAATGTTCTATGTGGTGAATCCTTCTGCTAGTGAGAAATCTGATAAACAAGATTGTATGACATTAGATGCGAGTGGGAATTTATCAATCGAACCTTGCAATTTAAGTAATTATCAACGGTGGAAATCGCATAAAAAAAGTAGGACTTGCTAAGTTTTCTATCTTTCTATCTTTCTATCTTTCTATCTTTCTATCTTTCTATCTTTCTATCTTTCTATCTTTCTATTTTTCTGTTTTTCTAAAATATATTATTTTTCTGTCATAATTATAATATAAACTAAAATGGAAAAGTTTAACCAATGTAATTTAATTCTATTTATTGCGATAGGCCTACTAATAACATTATTTATTTTTTATATGACTAATAGTAAAGTCTCTCGGGTTTTAAGTGGTAAAAAAGAAGGTTTTGCTGATATGAACCCATCCGCAAAAGATTATACTAAAGATATTGAGTCAATGATTGATAAATATCTTAATCCCGCAGCAGAACAAATGGTTGAAATTAAAAAGAAACAGAAAATGCTAGAATTTATAGAGACTCGCGTAAATTCTATTAAAGCTAAAATTACAGGAGATGCTAGATACGAAACAAATGGAGAATTAACACAAGCATACTAAAATATAAAATTCGTATCTTTTTTAATATTTAAGAAAATATACAATATATTATTATAATATGTTCAAATCTACAAATTTGTTTCAAATTAAATAATAAAAAAATAAAAAAATCAAATAATCAAATAATCAAATATGGATGATTCTAATGTAAAATTATTAATTAAAAAAAAGGAAATTCTGGCGAATATGATGTCATATAAGTTATCATATAATATAATTAACAAAACTCTATTTCAGAGAGTGGCAAGTTCAAATTTTGAAAAGATGCAAAGGCTAATTACGGATCATAAGATAATTAAATCAACTACTAATTTTTTGTCGAGTGCAATGGCGTATCTTAATCGGACATATCCAAATCAACTTGCTAACTTTAAAATTGTAAATAAGACATCTAGGACGTTTTTGACTTATTTATTGTTATTATATCATGAAAAGCAGGTTTTGGGAGATGTAAATGAGACTAATACACTTGAGAAAAATATGATATCGCAGGCTAAATTACTACATATCACATTGAATAACATTCATAAAAAAACAATATCAAAAGGGTGCATTTGTTTATTCCTCTATCAGTTAAAACAATATATTAATGCGTTTAATAAATGGAAAGATGAGGATTCTGAGGCTATGGTGGAAAATCTAACTCGGAATTATTGGGAGTTAGAACTAGTTGCTAGGCAAGATTTTAGTAGCCAAGAAGGTGATGGTGTTGCAATTGTAGCAATGATGAGAACAGAACAAGAAAGGCTTTTGAAATATATTCGTGATATTGGAGGTGAAGAAGGTATCCGGCAATTTAAAGAATATGTACCGATTGCATTTACAGATGATTTTATGGAGAATATTAAGGATACTTTGGAAGTTGCATATTGGGATATGTATAGGGATGAACTTTATGGTCCAAAAGAGCATAGAAGTTCTGATAAATTGCGGAGTGTTATGTTAGAACTATCATCTTTGATATCAGAATTAATATCACAAGATAATCAGAACAACTTAGGTGAATATTTCAATGTCGAATATATTTGCGATATGATACACATGGATACCTATCAGATAACCGATTTGAAGAAAATGTGGGATTATCTATTGAATTTGCTTATGACATTGGATTCTCCCGATAATGACAGTGATAATAAATTTGCAAATGCCGAAATGTATAAAATTTTAAATGAACTTGACGAGCGCGATTTGCCTTTAGTTAATAAGGTAGGCGAGGGGTGGATTCATATATTTAGATTTATGATTCCAAAAATACAATCCATTATTAGAATTAAAGAATTTATTATGAATGGTTTAATGGAGGATGGGAATATCGATATGAATGGGTTTGGCGGTATGGATATTGATAAATAAATAATTTTTACATATTTTCCAAAATTAACAATAAATAATTATAAAATTGAAATAAATATTTTACACTTAACAATAATTTATTAAGAATACCTTATAAATCAATCAATAATACTTTATCAATTAATAATATTTAATACTTTATCAATCATGTGTGGAATTACATCTTTATATATTAATTTAAAAAATATATCTAAAGTCAATAGGAAAAGTATAGTGTCAAATGGAAAAAGTCAAGTAATTCAAGCGAGTCGCAAATTAAGGCATCGTGGTCCAGACTGGACTGGATTATATGAAACTGTCAATACCGATTCTGCCTTATTTATGGGACACGAGCGATTAGAAATTGTTGATCCAGTTGGTGGAGCACAGCCATTAGTTCATAAAATAGGAGAACATGAAATCTCTCTATGTGTTAATGGTGAAATTTACAATCATCTTAGTATCCGTGATTTGCATAAAGATTTCCCATTTAAAACAAACAGTGATTGCGAGGTGATTATTCCATTATATTTAAGTTTTAGGGAAGAAATTTGTAAGGCTAATCAAAAAACTATTGGCGTGTTGATGACTAGAATGATTGATATGCTAGATGGAATGTTTTCATTTGTGTTATATGATAGCGAATTTGACATAATGTTGGTTGCTAGAGACCCAGTTGGCATTACGAGTTTATACTATGGTTCTAGTCAAAGAAATAATAATGAGAATCAGGTATTTACATCTTATAGTCAATTTTGGATAGCATCTGAAATGAAGGCATTGGATATGTGCGATAATGTATTACAGTTTCCAGCCGGGCATTATATGTGCTCTAAATTTGGATTTGTTCCAAAAGATTATTTTACATTAAGTCAAAAAGGAAGTTGGATGTTAAGTAATAGTCATTTAGATTGTCGGCGACTTCAACATCAACATCAATATCAATATGAATATCAAAGTTGTAATGATTTTTCAAGTGTTGCGGTTCAGGAAAGATGTATCCGCACATTCTTTACAGAAGCAGTTCGTAAAAGGCTTATGACAGATGTTCCTTTTGGAATTTTGTTAAGTGGTGGTTTAGACAGTAGTTTAGTTGCATCGATTGCAGTCAAATTAGTAAAAGATGGAATGAAATTGCCATGGGGCGATAATATCCATACATTTTCAATTGGACTTGAGGGTTCTCCCGATATTGCATACGCTCAGAAAGTGGCTGACTTCCTTGGAACTACACATCATACATTTTTGATGACAGTGGAAGAGGGATTAAATGCAATTGATGATGTTATTAAACATCTGGAGACATATGATGTGACAACCATTAGAGCTGGCACACCAATGTATTTACTATCAAGAAAAATTAAGGCAATGGGTGTAAAAATGGTATTGTCTGGGGAAGGTAGTGATGAACTTTATGGCGGATATCTTTATTTCCATAAGGCTCCAAATGATAATGCATTTCATTCTGAATGTGTATCTAGGATGAGGAATTTGCAATATTCTGATTGTCAGAGAGCGAATAAATCGACTATGGCATGGGGTGTTGAGGGTAGATTTCCATTTCTAGATAAGGATTTTATGGATTATTCAATGCAAATTTCGCCAGAATTAAAGTGTAAAACTATTACAGAAGAACTTGAAGGCGGTGGTGTCAAGACAAAGAAAATTGAGAAATGGATATTGCGTAATGCATTCAATGTTAAAGAAGATGGAATTCCAGTGTATTTACCAGATGAAATTCTTTGGAGACAAAAGGAACAATTTTCAGATGGTGTGGGATATAGTTGGATTGATAAATTGGTTGAAACTGCTGAGAACACAGATGCAAATTTAAATGATGCTACAGCCCGATATTTAGTGAATCCCCCACAAACAAAAGAGGCACTTTTATATCGAGATAAATATGAAGCTATCTTTCCAAACAGGAGCACAGCAGTGAAGTTATGGAGTCCTAGGACTGATTGGTCTGGTGTTGGAGCTGATCCAAGTGGTAGAGCCCAATCAGTCCATAACGTTGCACTCTAATAATATAGTTGTAAATCTTATAACTTCTTATAACTTCTTATAACTTCTTATAACTTCTTATAACTTCTTATAATTGTAAATACTACAAAATAATTTTTTTTTATATTATATATTTTGTCGTTTGCATTCAGGTTTTATTTTGTATATTTTATTCAAAATAGAATTAAATTTATAGCATTAACTTTATAATAATAAAATGCCGCGTGAAGTCGAAGAAGATACTAATGCGCCACTCGCAGAAGATTATTTGAAGCAAGACAGGCCAATTCCAGGGCAAAATTTCGTATGTTTGTCTTTTATCAGTCCTGAACGTATTCTAGCTCGTAAAACCGATTATTTCTTCCACCGTTATTTCCAGCAAATTCTTCACAAATTTAATAAAGAATTTACAAGTGAAATCGAGAACATCGTCTCAAAAACAGTCAAAAACACAGTTAATATCTCTCAAGTCGTTCAATTAAAGAAGAAAATTACGAATATCTTCAAGGAGAATGCTGTCGATTTCGCGGGATTTAATGATAAAGTCGAAGATTTCAAGGTCGCTCACGAAGAAGATATTAATAAAACTTTTGATGCTGAAAATAACTTTCAAACTAGCACAAGAGGTGTTAAAATTCGGGGCGCGTATGATACTCATCGTGAAGCAGAAGTAAGGGCGAAAGTCTTACAGCAAACAGACCCTACGTTTCATGTATATGTCGGTCAGGTTGGTTGTTGGTTAGCATGGGACCCTGATCCGGATCGTATTGAGAATCAGGAATATGGTGATGATCGACTTAATAAATTGGTTAAAGGACAACAGGAAAATATGTCGAAGAAAGATATGTTCTTTGCGGATCAGACTAGGAAGCGTACAACTGAGGCAAAGGAGATGAATGATAGGCTCAAAAAGAAATTAGAAGCAAAGAGGAAGGCTGAAGCGGAAGGACAATTGGAAAAGACACAAGTACGTAAAGAGGATGCTGATAATATGGCTAGTGCATTAGAAGATGTTGAGCAAAATCCTAAAAATGAACTTGATAATGAGGCACTTGATGAGATGCTAAGTAAAGGACTAGATGATAAATTAAATTCTTTTAATGATGCCGAAGAGGAGGAGGAGGATGTGAAGTTTCAAGTTGGAGATAATGCAGGACCAGAAGTATCAGTTGATGACGCACAAGAACAATTAGAGGAAGATGACCCGTGGTTGCAACGTAAATTGCAAGAATCCAATACACAATAAGAGTTTTTAATAGTTTAAGATTGTCTAAAAAACACATCTTGTTTTTGGAACATATTTGTAAAATTCTGTTCTAGGTTAGTTGAACCCAGTTGTTCATCGTATAGAGAACGTGGAATATATCGATATTCTACTATTGTTTTTGTTCTAGTATTTGTGATAACCTTATTTTGATAGCCAATTGCCAACATGACAATCCCGACTACGAAGAATAACATTACAAAACTCTTCATTATTATTTTAAGCGAATATTTTTGTTTCCGATGGTTTAATCATTTGCAATTAATATTATATAATTATCTTTTTCTATTGTAATATAATACCTAAACAATGGTTAAACTTACAAAACAAAAAGGTGGAAAAAGGGGGAAACCCGCACAGAAAGGTGGTTCAAGTTGTCCGCCAGGCGAATTATGCTTACAGACATCAACTGTTATAATCTCATTTTTAGCAGTTATTATTATTGGATATTTATATTATCAAAACGTCCATTTGACAAGCAATATTGAAAAGAGTAGAAAAGTATCATTTGACCTTAATAAAAATGAAACATATAAATATGATAGTAATCACGCGTCCGATAGTAATCATAGTAATCAGGCAAATAATAATAATAATAATAACAGTTATAAAATGGAACATGGTTTAGTTTCACAGAACCCACATGTTCCTAATGCGCGACAACATTCTTACCAAAATCGTCTAGTAGAACATAATTATGACCGTAATATAAATCCAACATTACCTAGAGAAAGGCAATTCCCAAATACATATGGTATTCCAATAAATATTAATACCCGAGGTATTACTGGCACTCAGCAAATTGGTATTCTTTATAAAGAAGCAACTGCAAATGAAAGTTCAAATATCGGAGTTGGCGATTCCAAAATAATTCCATTATATGGCAGACCAACATATCCAGGGAGCAATAAATGGGCTTATCACACAGCCACAGACGGACCACATGTTCTAAGAATGCCAATCAAAGTTAATGGACGCGTATGCAATCAAGATAATGGTTGCTCAGAATTATCAACTGACGACTCTGTAACAGTTGATGCCTACAATGGGACTTTTAAGATACAATTGAACGATTATGATGGTCCAACATACATACCTCATATCATCTAAATAATAAGAACAATTGTAATAATAAGAATGATTTGAGTAAAAATCTTTATATTTTATATATTTTATATATTTTATATATTTTATATATTTTATATATTTGCTTGTCCAGGGGATGATTTAGATAATGTATGTAATAAACAAGCTGTGCCATTGCGCACTTGTAAAACATTATAATTGATTGCAAACATATGTAGCATACTAGAAGCCAACCCGCTTCTTAATGTGATTGGAAATTGCACTGTATGTAAATCACTGAAATTACAAACCCCACTAGGCTGTGCGAAATTCTCAGGATCAACACCAAAACTATAACAATGTAGATGTCTGCCAACTGGATATGTATTATGCACTTTAAGGGGTTCTAATTTTGAAAAATAATCTCCAGACAATTCTGGTAGTCTGTCTTTACCTTCAAATTTAATTCCCATTCTAACAATTGGATTATTTGTAGTACTTGACAATGTATCGCCGTATTTAAAATACTCATTGTTTGTTATAGCGTCATCTCTTCTAATCGCCCATAATAATTCAGATACTGGGTATCGCAATTCTTTCGTGCTAGCCACTTTACTTGTTGCCGATGCTTCTATTTCAAATTTGTGTTCCTGCACCTGCGTTATTATAAATGGCATTGTAATATCCTTTTCCAATAATACTTCCCTGTCCTCTTCCTCAAGTATAATATAATCAACAATCAATGATGCACTTGCAATAGAATATGATGAAGCTGCTAAACTTCCACTGCCATCATCTTGGATTCTAATTAAATCATTGATGCCACGTAATTTAAAGATAAATTCGATTGTTGTGTTATATAATGCTGCTAGAGGTAATATAAAAGTATTGTTGCTACCACTACCATAATTACAAAACCAAAAATGGAGTGGGATTAAAATAGTGCCGCCTTGGAAATTATTCCAACTATAACTTGCATCAGCATATTTTTTAATAGAATCATCATAAACTGACTGAGTTCCACTGCCTATAAATAACTCACCTGCAAAATCAGTCCAAATTTCACTATGTCTATCAATTAAATGCCCTCCAATTTTCAATTCCATACTTTCTATTAATGCATGTCCGATACCATTGCAATATCCTACACCCTTACTGCTAAAGGATGCCCCAGATAAATCTGGTAATTCTACTTCTAGAGAGACATTTGTGACGTAATCTCCATATCTACCAGATTTATTTAAATCGAGAACTGTTCTGTTTCCAAAATTAAATGCATTTTCGAAAGTTATTTTTCTTGTTTCCCTGGC